CGTCCGTTGCGATAGTGAACGATGTGAACGATGTGTTTTGATTTTGGAAACCTCCGCACCAACCTTGGTAGGCGCGTCCGGCAAATGTCCCGTGTACCTGAGTGGCAACTGATAAATACGGGTTATGAACGTCAATAGCAAACGATGAATTAGTATTCCCGCTTTCGTTCAGAGCGCAATAGATCTTCCCTGTATTGCTTGTTCGTACCGTGCCGGTCGAGCCGCCGCTGTAAAGGTCGTAATACATCGACGAATAGTGGTTAGTAGTTGCGCCCGACCCCATCATGATCATGAATGAGTCTTGTGCCGTTGGAGTTATGCCTCTAACGACAATTCGGTAGGAGTCGTAGGTAGCGGAGAAAGCATTAGTCACGGTGACAGTCGAAACTGCGGAGCCGACTGTCGTCGAACTAATCCATACGAGGCCGCTATTCATGGCGTAAGTGTTGAGGATCGACGCGGTGATCTTCTCGCCTTGAGTGATCGTGTAGACGGCCATAGTGTTCTCCTTCAGCCAGCGTAGTTAAAGTCTGCGGTCCCGAGAATGTCATCGTCGGCGGTTAGCGGCGAGGTGTACCGCATCGAGAGCGTGAGCTGGGTCCGCCATTCACCCGGGACGATCTGGTGGTCGATCGCGTTTATGAGCGCATTCTGGGCGAATTGGTTCCCGACCGTCGGCGTCCGCTTAAACGTCACCCGGTCGAGAAGCTCGAGGCCGAGGATCGTCTGCCAGTCCGCCGCTGCGGTGTTAACCGAGACGTCGATCGGGGAGATCCGGGGGACGAGAGACCCTTCGACGCCTAACTCGACGAGCGCCAGCTGCGCTGCGGAGGTCGGGTCGGCGAGCTGGGTCTCGATCGTGGTCGCGGCCGCACCGTAAGCGTCGATCACCGCGTCCGAGTAGGCGTTCACCTCACCATCCCCGGAGAACGTGACCGTGACATCGTTCTTCAGGTTGTCGCCGTCGAGTTCGATCGACACCTCCGGCCCGTAACGGAGACCGACCCCGGAATCGGTGAAGGTGGCCTGCACGTTCGCGGACCGGGTCGCGGTCCAAACATCGGTCCGGTTCGTCGTCGTGAGAACCCCGGTCTTCGAGACGTAGATCTCGCCACCCTCAGAGTCGGCGACGAGCTGCATCTCCGGGATTACCCCGGTGCCGGTGCCGATCTCGGCGACCGACGCCACCGGCGAACCCGTGAACCCCTGAAGGGCCGCCGGGAAGTCCGTCGTTCCGATGAGGCGCTGCATCCTGGCCGTCGTCGTTTCGGAGAAACGGCCGAGCCCGGCGTTGTAGCTTTGCGTGACTTGTGCCTGGGTGAGTTGTGTCTCGTAGATCGCGACCTCGGAATAGAAGCCGTCGGTCAGGAGCATCGTCTCGCCGCCACCGGCCGATCCTCCGCTGACGGTCGTCGTCCCAGTCATTGAGACGCCGTTTATGTAGACGCCGACGTTTCCGTCGTAGGCATAGACCGCGACATGGAACGGAGCCAGCTGCGGATTAAACGGGAGGGTGCCGGTGAAATAGCGAGGTCCGCTCGCGTTGCGTGAATAGGCGTAAAAGTCGCGGTTCTGGTAGCACCCGAACTCGATTCCCCGGGTGCCTTTCTCGTACTTAATCGTCAGCGCGTCTGCGGTGCCTGGCGCCCAGAGTTGTACCCATGCGCTAAGAGACAAGTAGGTCGGCGTCGAGGCCGATGTCGTAAATGTGCCGGTGTAGTAGTCGACCGCGGCCGCCGTGCCGTTAATTCCTGCGGCGAGGCTTGGCACCTCGAAGAAGTTCGGGTAACTGGCCGAGAAGGTCGAGAGGGTCCAGTTGTTCCCTATCTGGTCTCGGATAGTTGTCGCGCCTTTTGAGTCGTTGCATCGGAAGAAGCGGGTCGCTCCGAGTTGTCGGGTGTAGTAGTCGGGCCAGTCGGTCGGGACGACCTCGTTCGCCATGAGGCCGAGAGCGTCGAAGGCTTGGATCGTGACCGTCGAGTCATACCCGGCCTCGGACCAAGTGACCGGCCACCCGGCGACATAGCCGCGGAATACGTCATAGGTCGTGCCATTAGCGGTGCCGCGGATGCGGATCTGCCGGCGCGGCGTGAGCTTGAGGTAGTAGGCGCCGGAAGTGTAGAACGGGTCGAAGCGGCGGTCTCGGTTATCGAGGACGAGTTGCGCGGTGCCGGTGTCGAATTGCTCGAAGTCGTCGGCGCGGCCGCGGCGGATCGTCACCTCGCGGACGTAGGTGGTGATCGCGGTCCAGGTGGGCGACGCGACATAGGGGCCGTCGTTAAAGGCGATCTCGACTACTACGTCGGGGCCGAGGCCCATTAGCGCTTAGCCTTCTTCTTCGGGCCTTGCACCGTGAGCTTCCCGGCGCGTTGGTCGTAGGACGTTAAGACTGCTTTTACTGCGGCGCCGATCGCGACCGGGTCGCCGACACCGGCGGCGATGTTGATCGTGAACCCCTGACCGACACCGGGAGCGCCGATCGAAGCGCTCGAGAGCGCGTCGACCTGGGACTGCGCGGCCGATACTGCGGCGGTGTATTGGCCGCCGAGGGCTGCGGTGACACCCGACGAGAGGCCCGCCTGCACCCCTGCGAGGTCTGCTAGGGACTGGTTGAGTTCGCCGGTCGTGAACCCTGCGGTCCCTGCGATGAGGTCCGAGGTGACTTTCGCGCCGGCGGTCGGGCCGAGGTCGAGGAGCTGCTGAAGGCCGGCCTTCCCGAGTTTGTAGGGGTCGCCGATGAGGGTCTTCAGGTTCGCGCCGAAAGTCTTGGCGTCGGCGATCTGGGCGGCGAACGCCGCGGCCGGGGTAATCCGCGCTTGTTGGGCTGCGGTGACCCCTTCCTCAGCCGTTTTAACGTCCTGTAGCGCTTTTAGATAGCCGTTTAGGTCCGAGCCTGCTTTCGCTACGTCGAGGGCGTCGTAGGCGTCTTTACGGGCCTTAAGGGCGTCGGTGTAGTCGTCTTCGGCGCCTTGTGCCTTGTCGTATGCGCCGGCGAGGGACACCCCGAACGAGTAGGCGAACGAGTCCCCGAACTCTTTCGCGGCATCCTGGGCGTCTTTCAGCTTCTGGCGGGAGTCCTCGAGCGCCTTGCCGAGTTGTTCGCGGAGTGTTTTCGCGGTCGCCTGGTATGCCTTCTTTTCGAGTTCGGAGGAAGTGGCGGACTTTTTGCCGGCCTTGTCGGCTTCGTCGGCCTTCTTCTTGTAGTCGTCGGCCTGCTTCAGAAGCACCCCGGAGAGCTTCTCCATGTCGTCGCGGAGGTAGCCCACGAGGCGCTGCTGGCGGGCTTCTTCTTCGGCTGCGTCGGCGAGTGCCTGCTCCACGAGGTCGGCGTTCCCGGCGACATGGTTCAGCACGACCGAGAAGTCTTGGTACTTCTGCTTCAGCTCGTCGACCGAGTTCCCGTTGTCTTTCCACGGGCCGAGGTCGCGAAGCCAGTCCGCGATCCAGAGAGCCGGGTTTGTGATCTTGTTAAAGTCGGTCGCCAAATTGGCCGCACCCTTGCCGAGGGTGGCGAGGTTTTTCTCTTGGGCGCCGGTAGCGATGTCGAGGAGGGCGCCGGAGAGTTCTTCGACGACGGGGAGGAGCGCCGTCCCGATCTGCTCCTTCAGCTCCCCGAACCGGACGTTCAGGTTCTCGATGCGGCCCGCGGTCGTGTCGACTGCCGCGGCCGCAGCCCCACCGAACTTGTCGTTGAGGGCCGCCATGATTGCATCGAGATCGCCGCCTTTAGCCGCTCCGTCCTCGAGAACGATGCCGAGTTTCGCTAACCCTGCTGTCGACCCCTGGGCGGCCTTGCCGATCGCGATCGCGACACTTTGCAAGTCGCGGCCCGCGCCGACGGATACGTCGACCGCTGTCGCTAAGAGTTTCTGGGCGGAGGTCGTGTCGCCGGTGACGCGGACGAGTTGCGCTAGCGCCGGGCGCAGCTGGTCGTCGGCAACGTTGCTCGAGAGCATGAGTTTCTCGATGAAGTCCTCGGACGCGGCGATCGCCGTCGAGGTCGCCCCGACCGTCTTCCGGAGCTGGTCGGCGAGAAGCGCCTGGGCTTTCTGGTCCTCCATCGCCGCTTGTACCGCGGCTTTACCGAACTCGAAGGCCGCCGATCCGGCGACACCGTAGGCGAGGGCGGAAGCCTGCGACCATTTGCTCTGAAGTTTTCCGAACGCGGTTAACTGCTTCTCCGAGTCCTTAAGGGTCTTTCGGAGAGGCGCGTTATTCCCTGTAATGGGGATCGAGATCGACTTTTGACGCGCCATACCTAGAGCCTAGTTTCCGCCGAAGACGTTGCCGGCTTTATCGGATGCGATGCCGTACTTCTCGATCAGTTCGTTCAGGCGTTTAACGTAGACGTCGACGACTTCGTCGCGGCGCGGGTCGAGTGCCTCATAGACGAACGGCTGCGGCTTAATGCGTCGGGCGGGCCAGCCGAAGTGGATCGGTCCTGCGTACGGTGTCGCCTTTGCGGTAATGCGGCCGCCGGTGCGGGTTGCGGTTGCGGTCAGAGAGCGGGCGAGGTTGCCGGTGCGGAACGGTGCTATGCGGACCGCTTCGGGGAGGACCATTCGGGCCGCCTCGAGGTGCGTTTCTTTCATCGCGTTCTTCGTGTCGTCGCCGAGATCTCTTAGCGCCTTGTTGACTTCGCGTAGCCCTTCGATCTTTACCTGACCGGGAGAACCTTTCTCGAGGCGATAGCCGAACGTGCCGGCCATTAGATGATCTCCTGGTTCAGGCGTTCCCAGTCTGAGGGCTTCTCGGTGATCGGGCCGAGGGTATAGCGGATCATGTGGTCGAGGATCTCCGGCGGCGTGTCGAGTAGGTGCATCGGTGCGATCCCCGTCTTTAGAGCCATTAGCGCTATTAGTTCGGAGGCTGGGCCTCCGCGATAGGGTTTCCCCGATCGTCTCCCCTCGAGTATTCGATCCCGGTCACCGTGTCGATCCACTTATCGAACACTTCGCCGAGCTGCACCCCGCCACCTTTTAGGGCTGCGAAATAGGCGAGTTTGTAATGCCACGATTTCGGAGCCTCGTCGGCCCAGATTTCGGAAATGCTTTTAGGGGTGTCGGAGTCCACCTCGAAGGCGTACTCGACACTCGGCCACACCGGGAATGTTCCTTCGCGGCCGTCCCTCTGCCGGACGGTTACGAGAAGCATTAGTTACGAGGTGGCCTTAGTGAGCGTTCCGCCGGTGAACGACACCGACATCGAGGCGAGATCGCCGACCGAGCCGTTCACGGGCTGCGTCGCGTTGAGGAACGCGCTCGCGATCGTGTAGGTCGGGTTCGTCGCGCCGACGGCCGCCGAGGTGGGCTTTACGACGACGGTCGTCGTGGTGCCGATCAGGGCGTCGAGTGTTGCGGCGACCTTTGTCGCTGCGAAGTCCTGGTTAAAGGTGATGTCGAGCGAGTTGTTTTGCAGGCCGCCGGTGTAGAGGTGGCCCGAGCTGCCCATCGCGGTCACCTCGACCGAGTCTTTCTCGTAGTTGAGGGTTACGGATGTGACGTAGGCGCTGAGGTCGACCGAGTTAACGGTGACCGAGGCGTCAGTAAGTACGAATACGGCCACGGGTTACTCCTTTTCGGCCTTCTTGGATGGGGATTCGCCGACGATGTGGCCGGCCTCGAGGAGTGCTTCGATGTTGCACCCTTCGAGTTCTTGGTCGGTGATCGTGTCGCCGGGCTTCTTGCCGGAGACGATCTCCGAGACGATCTTGTAACTAGCCATAAGCTTCTACCTCGTAACGGTACGCGAAGAACTCTACGCCGCCCATCGTAATAGAGATCGGGGTCGCAGTCGTGACTCTCACCGTCGAGACCGCACCGTTCAGGGTGCGCGTCGGAGAGCCGGCTTCGAGAGCTGTCTTCACCGATCCGGACCCGGAGCCGGCGAGGAGGGCGTCGAGTTCGTCGGTGCCGGAGCGTTCCGACATTCGGGAGACGACCGCATACACCTCGAAGGTGTAGTTGTCGAGGCCGCGTTGCATCGAGTCATCCCAGACGACGGAGACGTTCCCGATGATCCCGCACGGGGTCGGCGGGGCGGTGTCCGGGATGTAGTCGTAGACCTTGCGGATCGCGGTGATCGTGTCGAGGAGTGTCGCGGCGTTGGCGCGGAGCGTCGAGATGTTGGCGCTCACCCGATGACCTCACGCCGGTAGGCGCGGACCATCGCGGCGATGTCACGACCGAGCGGCGACATTCGGATAGCGCCCATTTCCGACAGACCGAGGACGCCGCCGACGCTGCTCTTCCGCTTGTAGAGATCGGCGCAGAGAATGAGACAGGCCTCGACTACGTCGTCGGGGACCGAAGGCCAACCCCAGCGGGCCGTCACCCGGACACCTGGGCGGAAGTTCCACGGGTACGGGAAGAGGTACGCGCCGACCATCGTTAGCAACGTGACCGGGCGACCTTGCGCTAAAGCGTTCAGAGGCTCGACGATGAAGTCGGTGTTATAGACCGCGGCCGTCGGATAGGTGCCGCCGCCGGAGGTGTCGAGCGCGACCGCTAGATCGGTGGTGGTGCCGATGTCGTCGACGAGAAGACTGTACGGGTCGCTCGTCCGGTAGTAGCGGGCGGAGGCCGCAGCGTCGAGGTAGAAGCGGCGGCCGGCGATCCTGTCGATCGACCGGGAAGCGGACTCGACGATCTGCTCGAGGAGCGCGTCCTCGGTGGTGTCCGCGGTCGGGATGTCGAGGTAGTTCTTCAGCTCGTTAAGGGTGACGTAGCCGTTCGTTATCGTCACTTCTTCGGAGCCTTCCTCGTCGCGGGTTTCTTCTTAGGTGTGGCGCCGCCCTGAGGTGACAGAGCCGAGGAGAGCTTCGTCGAAAGGACCTCCTCGCACCCCAGGGCGACTAACTGCGCGGCAACCTGCGCCGCCCGATCGTCGAGACCGCGGCGGACGTAACCCTCTAGCTCTGCCTTTAAGGCTCGGATTAGCGCGTCGTTCAGCATGAGATCA